CGTATATAGAGCAACCCTAGACAGAGTAGTTGACGGGGACACTTTAGTTTGCTCAATTGATTTAGGCTACAATGTTTTTCTTCATAAACAGAAAGTCAGGCTTGCAGGTATAGACACTCCAGAATCTAGGACAAGAAACCTAGAAGAAAAAGCATTAGGTCTTAAAGCAAAAGAAAGATTGATTGAACTGTGTGTAGGTAAATTTAAAGTTAAATCATTAGGTAAAGGTAAGTATGGCAGAATTTTGGGCATCCCTTATACAGCAGATGGCGAGGATATTTGCCAAAAACTTATCAACGAAGGACACGCAGTTGAGTACTGGGGCGGTACAAAAACAGCTAAGGTCAGAGAAGACGGAACATGGGGAGAATAATATGCAGATATCAGAAGAGGGATTATCACTAATCAAGAAGTTTGAAGGGTGTCCTGTAGATCAGGATGGCAACTGTTACAGTTATCAAGACGTTGTAGGAGTTTGGACTATAGGCTTTGGAAGAACAAAAGATGTTAAAGAAGGCGACAAGATGACTAAAGAAGAAGCGGTCTATTTACTTGAAGAAGAAATGATGGAGTACGAAGGTTACATCAATGATCTAGTAGAAGTACCACTTGAACAAAATCAATTTGATGCTTTGGTATCTTGGGTTTATAACTTAGGATCAGGTAACCTACAGTCATCAACGATGTTGAGAGTTCTCAACGAAGGTAAGTATGAAGAAGTGCCTGCACAGATCAGAAGGTGGAACAAAGCAGGCGGTGAAGTATATGAAGGTCTGGTTAAAAGAAGAGAGAGTGAAGCGGTTATGTTTATGGGAGGAGAGTGGTACGCAGTCTAATGGCAAAATATAAAGAAAAAGATTTTAGATCAGAGTGGTATCGTATAAATGCCAAAGAATTAGCTATTGTGTGTGAGGCACTAGATTTACTTTTAGAAAGTGAAACGCTCAATGATCTTGAAACTTATGTAGCAGATGAACTTAGAGCAGATTTAATAAATTCAAATTACGACCACATAGCATTAGAAAATATTTTTAAAGAACATGGCTCTGTCTAAGAAACAAAACAAACGTCTAGGAGCAATACTATCTGTAATGTTTGAAGAGGACACACCCAAAGAACACTTACAAGAGTTAGTCAGTGCAGGTTTTGTAGATAAAGAAGGTGATAATGTTTCTATAACACCACTGGGTCTCAACGAGAAGAATCGTTTATGCACACTTAGCGGATTAAATATACTCTATTCTTCAGAGAAGAAAGAATCTAATTAAAACCAAGTCACTTATTGGAAGGTATGGGATTCCAACCCACGACCTTTCCTAGTTTGCTTTAATACCCTGAACGGAGTATAAAATTAGAGACTATTCAAAAGTTTGCAACCTTTTTTTCATCTCCTAGAAATGCACTTATTATCATTCTACTACCCTTTTATATCGGTACGAGCGATATAATTAAGCCTAGTGTTCTTTACAGAAGAAACTTTTCTAGAGGCATGGCAGATAAACGGACTATATATTTATGTAGACGAATCTTAATTCCTAATCCCAGTAATAAACATTTGTTTACCTCAATCCATTCAAGGATTCATTTTTTTTAGTAGTTTGGTCACTGTGCTAACCTTCCAATAAGTAACCTAGTTTTAATCTTGTCTGAAACTACCGTGAACCTTTTTCGTTCTTAATCTTTTCAAGAAGTTTAGTTATCTTTAAGTTTTATATCGTTTAACTAACAAGCCGATATATGAGTAGCTTATAGACCGTAATGGATTAAGTCAACAATAATATTTAATTATCTTTGAAAAAGATTTTCAGGCAAAGTATCTCTATTTCTCAGTTGATTCTTGAGTTCACTAACATCATCAAAGAAATCATACTTCAACAAACTAGTAAAAATATTTGCATAGATTGCAGGTGTTTCATCTTTCTCAATATCCTTGATCATATAATCTAATCTAAATTCTGTGTCGTAATTTAGTTCTTGATTTTTTTTTAAGAACTTCAACGCTTTCTTAATTAAGGCTACGTCTTTATTAGACAAACTTTTCATTAACATTTGTTATCTCCAATTATTACCTTCATACCAACCGACTAGAGAATATCTTTTACCTCTGCCCACTGGCATGACCTTATGATATAAAAAAGAAGGAAATACTATCACAGTTCCCTTCTGCTTGATGATATCTTGACTGGGTGTACCTATATCCTCTGAGAACATAAACTCTCCACCAGAGTATTCTTTGGGATCAGAAAGCTGTACTGTGATCCCTAGCTTTCTTACTGATGCCCTGTTGTCCATTCGCATATCAAAGTGTTCGTCATAGTGACCACCCTCTCTGTACTCTGCAATCTGAAACTCTCTAAATCCGTTTAGGTCAAATCCAAAACATTCACTGTTAGCCATGACAATATACTTTTCTATAAATTCGTTGATCCTGTTATTGTTATCAGAACCATAAGGAAAACCAACCACTGTAGATTGCCTGATCTTTTTGTTTAAAGAATCGTCACCAACCTTACCTATTTGTGTGGCTTCTGCATGGAACAAAGATTTGATCTGTTCACAATCTATGTCAGACACTTCTGCATCCCATGCGTACCACCAACTGTTCATGCCCAAACAGTCTCTGTATCTTTAGTTGGATCAGCGTACTCAATGACTATCCTGCCACTTCTATACTTAACCCTTCTGAAGCTGCCACATTCTATATAAAGAGATTCAACCATTTGATCTAACTCTTCTTTCTTTAGCCTATTTCTAGCTAGGTCTACTCTGTAATCATACTCAGTCATAATTCTCCCCTGTATATAATTACGTATTGATTCTACTAAATGTTTCAACATATCAAATACCCCCCCTATCATATTGATCAAAAATTGAACAGTTATTTTTGCAGTCTATTTATATACCAAAGTTCAAACTTTTCCCATATGGCTCTACCGAAATAGTATGGTAAAAATATTATCAATATCCAACCAAATAAAGCTAAAAATAAAAGTCCAACGACTGTAAAGAAAAAGACATCCCTCAAAGTATCTAGAATATTATTTTTTTTATCAGTGCTTTTCAATGGTCTGCCCCATTCGTCATGTGGTTCATTAGGTTCATACATATCAATTCTCCTCTACGTCATCGGAAACAATTTTTATTTCAACATTGTCTACAAATTTGTTTACACCAAATGATTCAAAACATTCCTGAGTCATTCTGATGGTCAATCTATTGTTGAATACATTCATTTTAAATTTCTCCTTTTTCTTTAAGATGATTCTCTAACCATTCTCTAGCTTCTTTAAAGTTCATGTCATCTGGAATGATTGGATCAAGTCGTGTACCGTCTTTGCAATATACATTCCAATTAAGAGACGTGCCTCTTATTCTGTAATCTTTGTAAGCATATTCAGAGTTACCAGAATTGTGTTGATAGTTTCTTGTTGCATGTTTAGACAAGTAAGTGTCTTTGTCATGCAGCTTTTTTAGTTTTATCATTTTATAAATCCTCAAGTTAAAGAATACACAATGGACTAATTTATACTGTAAGTCAAACTTTTTATCATATTTATTTTTGACAAAAGTGAAAAAACTTTTTGCTCAAGTAGTCCTTTGTGTTATAATCCCCAATGTACTATATAAATTGAAGGAGATAAAATGACAGAATATATACAGCTTATAGACGGCATCAATGTCTACAATGGGGACGATTACAAATACAAATTTGTTGATGAAAANTATCACAGATATGCTTGGTTNATTGTCAAAGAGAANCACATCCAAATCTTAGAAAACNAGACTGGTCAATCTGACAAAGAACTNAAGTCAGAAATTGTNAGGACTTGGTTCATGATTGAAAACGAAATGGTCAAGCAACATAATAATGATAAAGCAAGATCAAGGAGGCAGGGATGAAAACATCTGCAGAATCAATGTCATGGTATAAGAAGGTAGACGAAACTTGGGAGTCAGTCGGAGTCAATCCTAATGTTTGGAAAAGCACTCCTGCAGATTACAAAGTAGTTTGTAAAACCATCAAGGCTCTTTGGAAAAAAGAGATGGGTACAAAGTTTCCATATACCTTAAAAGAAGTTTCAGGTAACAGGGACACTTGGTGCAGGGACAGAAAGACCTTCACTGTAAACCCAACCAAAGGATGGGCTGAGATCATACATAGCTTGGGTCACTGGATGGGTTATAGGAAGAATCTTAAAAGACCTCACTGCGCTGAACACGCAGCTATGGAATATAGACTGACTAAATATGTTGCCGAAAATAATTTAGTTGCAATATCAAATCAGGAACTTGCTAAACCCAAAGTTAAAGTTACGGTCAACAAAGTTGCACAGAGATATGAGAGCATGTTGAAGAGACAAGAGAAGTGGTCTAAGGCACTCAAACAAGCAGAACGTAATCTAGCTAAGGTTGAGAAAGAAATTAAAAAGTATAAGAGAGTACATTCGGAAGAAAAGTTGACTACTAAACAATTCATAAGCATAAATTAAAAGAAGGAGTTGACCGAAAGCCATAACGGATTTAATATCATTCACCCACAAAAAAAAGGAGGACAGATGTCTATAGAGTGTTTGAACGCAGCCTTAAAAGTAGAAGGCTTACCCACCAGTTCCAAGTTTGTTTTAGTAGTTCTGTCAAACTACGCAGATGAAAGATCAACTTGTTACCCATCACATTCCCACATTGGAAAAATTGTAGGCATCAAAGACCGCAAACATATTGGGAAGATTATCAAGCAACTTGAAGTTCAAGGTTATTTAAAGATCAACAAAAGATATAGAGAAGATGGGGGAAGTTTAAGCAATTTATATCAACTGACTATCCCCTGTGGTCTACAGACCCCCCAGTACCTGCAGCCTACCACCCCAGTGGTCTCAGCACCCCACAATACTAAAGATGATACTAAAGAGAGAGATATAGATAACGACTTTGAAACTTTTTGGAAAAGCTATCCAAGAAAAATTAATAAGTATCAGGCAAAACAAAAGTTTTACTTGGTCACCAAAAGTTACGACAAAGAAAAGTTAAACGAAATGTTAGAAAAGTTTGTTGCTCACTGCAAGGCAGAATCTACAGAACAAAAATTCATTCCACATTGCTCAACTTGGCTCAATCAAAAAAGGTTCTTGGATTATGAAGATATAAAGATAGAGGACATAAAGAAGATCACACCTACAAAAGATAAAGACAAAGACAATAGACCACAGTGGATGCGCGATAAAGAGACTCTAAGCAAACAAAACGAAGCTAGGGTATCTAGTTCATGGTCTACAGAAGAACAACCTAAGAAAGCTTTCAAACCTAATCCAAAGGCAAGCCAAAAATTAGCAGAGATAGCTGCTAAACATAATCTATAAAATGTTAGAGGTAGAAATCGTTGGGAGAAACTTTACCGCCAGTAGAGTCATAGATGACTTTGCATTCATCGGCTCTAGGTCTACGCTTCTCCAAGACCCATTTGCTAATGCAACCTTGTGTAAATGTATGACCAGTCTTGTCCTTACAGACTTCAATGAATTGGTGTTGAGTTAATGATTTATCGTTCAAGTATTCAGCTAATTTCATGTTTTATATTATTCCTAAATGGTTTGCTAAAAATCCAAACAGGAATTATACTGCAATATTGAATCAAATGAAAATAATAAAAAGGAGAAAATATGAATAATAATCCGTTTGATAATTTTGAGATAGAACACCTATCTAATTCCAGTATCAGTTCTTTTATTTCTAACCCCCCTAAGTGGGTTCTTAACTATCTGTATAAGATCAGAAGTAAGACCAACGCAGCAATGACTAGAGGATCAGTCAGTGATCATGAGATAGGCAGACAATTCTCAGACCCGTTATCTTTATCAGAGTCTATACAAAGAGCAGTCCTTGAATACGACACAACGATCAAGCAGCTTAAGAAAGAAGATGGCTTTGATATAGACAATGACAAAGAACTTAAAGAGAAACAGAACCTAGCCAAGTATCTTGAACTTGCCATACCGCACTACAAGAACTTAGGTCAGCCTGAATCTTATCAGCAGAGAATAGAATTACAGTTAGAAGAAATACCCATTCCAATCATTGGGTTTTGTGATCTAACTTATGAAGGTATCGTCAGGGATATAAAAACCACTGGCAGACTACCCTCAGAAATACCTGATTCAGTTAATAGGCAACTGTCCATTTACAGTACTGCCCTTAACGGATATGTACCGCTAGTAGACTATGTTGTTGTCAACCGCTCTAGACAAGAGGTTGTAACAATGCAGGTCAACGATGTGGATAAATGGATGTCACAAGTCAAGGGTGCTGCAATAGCAATGCAGAACCTTTTAGCTTTGGGCGACTTAAATGAAATAACTTCAGTGATGTACCCTGACTTTTCCGATTGGATGTGGTCAGACTTTGAAATTGCTGAAGCCAAAAAAATATGGAGTATAAAATGAATGATATATTAGTAAATTGTATCAATGAGATTGCCAGTCTTTCTAACGAAGATAAGGTAAACATAAAAGGTAAGTTCTACACCACAGTAGATACTAGAGTAGAAATATTCAGAAAACACTTTGGCATCAATGCAGAGATAAGAACTGAGATCATATCTCACGATCTAGACAGGGTTGTTGTTAAAGCATCAGTCTTAGTCAAGAACGAAGGTAACTGGATAACTATAGGCACAGACTTTGCTGAAGAGTTCAGAAGTCAAGGCATGGTCAATAAAACATCAGCCTTAGAGAACTGTTGCACCTCAGCAATCGGTAGAGCCTTAGCAGCTTGTGGACTCGGAGGAGGCGCATACGCTTCTTCTTTTGAGGTAGACAATGCCATTAATAGTAAACCAGAAGCACCTGACACCGCCTCTGGCTACAACATCAAAGAACTCAATGGCAACATCAAGAGTAACTGCAAGACTGCAAGTGACTTCTTAGTACAGATGAGAGTGGAGTATCAGAACTGTGTGCAGCAA